AGCGAGCTTGCTCAGCAATTCCTCGGTCTGCAGGATCCGAGGGTAAATCACCGCGTGTGTAAATATTGGTCCCTCCCTTGGAACAATAGTCATGATTTTGCCTGTGGGTGCCTCTAGTAGGAGTGATGTGACAACCAGGGAGCAGTCGTCGACATGCGGATAGAGTCTTGGCTGAGGTCCAGACCACATAGCCCTGCAAATGTGGTGTGCCTGTTGTTGGAGCGAGCTCTTCTCCAGTAATGACATATTTCGTAGGGAGGAGGTCAAGGGTAGTGTGATAGTCAGCAGGGTAGTGATTCCAGGTGAAAGCATAGGCGCGGTGTCTAGCCATGCGGGTTAGTGGGGGTTTATATACTTTTATACCCCTCTAAGTGTGGCGTCGCTGCGGCAGGCGGAGTTGATCTTATCTATAGGGGTATCTGATAACGATAGTGGCACAGCTGCACAGCTGCACTGCACAGAAGGTCAAGGGTAATAATAGGCTGCGCCACCTTGACCGTAAGTCCGACTATCGAAGGAGCGCTCCGCGCGGTTTAAGGAATTTAACTCCTAAAATTCTTGTGCTAACGCCGCCTAGTTGTGTCGGCAGCTCAGCACACCGCATCCGCGGAGGCTGAGGTAGGTCCGGACATATCGTCATAGATAGCGCCCGCTTTTGTAATGGCAAAAGGAAAGAAAATCGTTATAAGACAAAACAAACCCCAGAATAGCAGATCATGGGTAAGGCCTGCATTGGATTTAGCATGGAAAGTTGGACAAAAAGTTGGCCCAAGAGTCGCACAAGCTGCTTACAAATATGCTACGACAAAGAAAACTGACAAGAAGCTCCAGTTTATTAAATCTACTGGAACTGGAATAACGTTTTCCCGATGCGTAAAAGCAAACAAGATGTCGAAACGCAGCAAAATGGCTCTATCTGGACAACAAAAAGATACTTGGACATTTGCAAGCACTGCCTCAAGTACTTCAAATTATGGTGTACAAGGAGTATCTCAATTAGTAAATTGTGGTGTTGGAACTGAAATTTCTCAAGCTGATGTTAACGCTCATCGGACGAACGCGACTAACGTTGCACTGAACGCAGTGAACGCCGATACACGAGATAAAGACGTGTATCTGCATAGTATGACAAATCAAGTCATCATCGCAAACGCAAGCAGCGATAACGTAGTCATCTGGGCTTACGATGTAATATGTAAAACTGACAGAGAAGCAACACTTCTGCCAAATACAAGTTTCGCTAGCGGTGTAGGAAATGTCCAAGGCCTGGATGCTGCAACAAGTAGCACCATAGGAACATGGCCTAACTTAGTGTCAGAGTTTACTTTAAATTGGAAAATCGTAAAACGAACACGTATAGAATTATCTGCTGGAAGAGATCATACTCATACGTTTACATATGCTGTTAACAGAAGAATTAATCATTCAAAACTGTTAACATATCAAATGCTGAGGGGGGTGACAATGAATACAATGTTCATACATTCGGGTTTGCCATGCAGTAATGACCCTACATGGGCAAATCCGTCGCTAATCACGCTAAATCGAACAAAGCTGCTTTACGTTCACAATCGCAAATGGGTCACTTCCATGCTTAATACTAAAGCAAGAAAAAACACCCATCAAGTAACTAACCTGCCGAATGCTACGGCAGTTGGAGCTACTGTAATGCGAACAATTCAAGATCAAAGTGGAGATGCAGAAGCAACTACTTTCGCTTAGAATAATATATTTTGTCCTAAGATTTTTTCTACTACAACAAATCTTCGTTTAAGAGCAGCGAGGGTCTCTGGGTCTGACCAGATATCCTCGATCTGATACTGGGAGGTGACGATGAGCTTGGTCGGGCGTATCTTCTGCGACCCGCCCTTGATCTCCGCAATAAACGGGTAGGCGTCGGCCCAGTGTTTGAGGTGTCCTCCGAGTCTGACGTCAAATTTGTCCACGTCATCGAGGAGGACGATAGGCTCCCGTTGGTAGCCGTCCCACCAAGTGTTCCTGGGCTTGGGGTAGAGATCGGGGAATCGATCCAAAACGGCCCTGGACTTGCCAGCGCCTGAATCGCCCCATATCCAGAGACCGCAAGGTCCCCCAAGCCGTTCGACTGGAGCCATGTAGTCGCGTTCAATACGTCGTATTGAGGCATAATGTCGAATCCGTATGTCGGCTGGGATGTCTTCCAGGCGTCCCAGCTTTGCAGCGTCCCAAGCAGCTTGATAGCGAGCTTGCTCAGCAATTCCTCGGTCTGCAGGATCCGAGGGTAAATCACCGCGTGTGTAAATATTGGTCCCTCCCTTGGAACAATAGTCATGATTTTGCCTGTGGGTGCCTCTAGTAGG